GTCGACGGCGTCATACCGAGGATCGCGCTGTAGACCAGGTCGCCGCGGAAGCTGTACGGGATGTCCTTGTCCAGCATCGTGCAGCCGACTGCCGGGTAGCCCGGCGTGATCGGCTCGATCCGCATGATGAAGGTCATGGTCGTCTCGCCCGAGTCGAGATGCGCCTGGAGCGCTGGGGGGACGTATCTCATGGGGTGAAGGCCTCGACGAGCGTCACAGGTGCATTAGCGATCGGGCGCGAGTCTCGCGTGAACGGGATGAAGTCGCCGCCGAACCTGACCCTTACGTCGAACTGGAAGGATGCCTTGATGACCTGGCCGGAAGGCCAAGGCGCGGCCGGCGTGACCATGCCCGTCAGGGCGTTGGTCGTGACGGTGATCGGCGTCCCATTGGCGGTGACGACGACCGTGTTCACGATCGGAAGGAGGATCGTCCGGACGTATGTCTCAGTGCCGAACGTGTAGGACTTGGTGAGCTGGCGCGGCGTGCTGGTGCCGTCCCCCGCAGCCATGGCCTGATTGGTCGCTTTGTAGTCGTTCCAGTCCTTGAACCGGAAGGAATGCACCCGAGCGCGGCAAGCCATGAAGGCGGAAAGGATCTCGTTCTGCTCCTCCGGATCGAGGATGGTGTAGTCGGCTGTGTACCGGTGATGCGGCATGGCCCAGTTGCCGCGGTGCATGCCGATGCCGTTCGCCATCTGACGGACAAGGGTGTTCCACTCCGGACCACCGCTGAAGCCGACGCTCACGTTGCGGCTCAGGCGCGTATCGATAAAGGTCATTTGAGCCTCGCTGCGCGCCGCTGCTCGAGCGACAGACGATTGGCGAGCTGGTGGCCGGTCTCACGGTCGGCTCGGCCTTGGAACTGGACGTTGGTCACGAATGTGTCGCCACCTGCCGAGGCGGCTGCGGCCAGGGGAGTCACCTGCCCGCCTTGGTTGCCCGTCATGAGGTACTGCTTGCCGGCGACATTGAGCAGTTCCGGGGTGCCCTTCTCGTTCACCTCGTACATGCCGCCAGCCGAGACGGGGCCGCCAATCGCGCGGCCGGCAAAGTTCCTGTTCAATTTCAGGAAGTTGTCGAGCGAATCGCCGGGCATGGCGTTGGCAATTTTCGAGGTTGCGCCAGTGCCACCGAAGGCATCCGCCGCAGCGCCGACCAATGAAGTCAGCCAGTCGCCGCTCGAACCAGAGGAAGATCCAACTGAGCCGCCAGCGCCCGACAAAAGACCGCCATCCGCGGAAGTCACGTAAAGTGGATTTGAGGCGCTATTTCCCCGCTGTTCTGCGCCCTTCGCGCCAAGCAGGCCCCCTGAGAACTTCGCCAATGGGCCGGTGATGTTCTCCTTAACGAAATTGCGAGTCACATCGCCCTGGATGTCCTCAAGCAACTTCTTCGCGTCGAACTTTTTACCGGTGAGCAAGTTGGTGAACTGATCCTCAAGCCCCTTGAAAGCATTGGTGAACGCCTCCTCCGTGTGCTTGGCTATGTTGTCCGCCTCGTCGGCGTAGTTCTGCAGAGCCTCAGTCGCTCCATTGACCCAATTGCCCTGCAGCTCGTCGAGCTTCTTGTACTTCGCCGTGTAGATGGCGATCTCGGCCTCTTGGGAGCTATTCAGGAGGGCCAGTTCGCGCCGGTAGTCTTCCTCGCGGCCGGCGAACTTGCCATTCCGGTTGTCCCGCTGCAGAGACTGGCGCTGCGCTTCGAACTTCTCTTCGATGCCGCTGATCGATGCCTGCCGATCGCGGGCCTTCTGCCCCTTCCCAACGCCGGCAATCTCGGCTTGAGCGGCGCGGCTCACCACGTCGAGATAGGACTTCGCCGCGGCCTCGGCATCCTTGTAGGCGCGCTCGATGTCGCCGAGGGCGTCCTTCTCCTTGATCGACAGGATTTCGAGGTTCGCGGTCGCGTTCTCTCGGAGCTTGTTCAGCTTCGCCTGGGCGTCAGCAATCTTCCGGTCGTTGTCGATCTTGTTCTTGCCGGTCAGAACCTCGGCCTGTAGGCGATCGATCTCCTTCTGAGCGGCGGCTTGTTGGACGCGGTCGTTCTCTTGGATGAACTCGCGCTTCTTAGCGTAGTACTCCGATTCGCTGATCAGGCTGGCCGAGCGCTTCGCCTCGAGAATCTTCTCGCTGTTGCCGATGGTGTTCGACAGCGCTTCCTGCGCCTTGCGGATCTCGTCCAGGTCGAAAGTAAGTTGCGCCTTCGCCTCTTGGGCTGCGCTGTTGTCGACCCTGCCCTTTGGCGTCTTGGTCGGCTTGTCCTGATTGAGCAGGGTGCGATCGAGGCGCGGCTTGTTGGTGCGCGAGCCGGCATCGTCATAGTCGCCGCTCGCATCGCGCGCGACGGTCTTCCCGGAATCCGTGCCGATCGCCATGACGCGGGCTTGGAACTTGTCGAGTTCCGCGCGCGCACGCACGGCATCCTCCCTCACGGCGTCGCTGATCGCGGAGAAACCCTTGAAGTCGAGCCGGCCGAGGGCGGCAAGCTGCGCCGCGATGGCGCCGATCTCGCGGCCCACCGCATTGAAAGTGAAGATGACGTCGCTTCCGATAACGACTAGCGCTTGGAAGATGACGACAAGGCCGTTGATTGCTCCTTTGACGATGTCGGTCGCGGTGGTGGTCCCGTCCTGCTCCTTGCTGATGCTCTTGAACAGGTCTGCGACTTCGTTCAGGATCGGAATTGCGTTGACTGCGGCGACCTGCAGGAACTGGTGAATCTGGGATTGGAGGCGAGCGCTAGCGTCTGCGTAGTCGTCGGCAGCCTTGGCTTGCTCCTCAGTCACGTACGCGGCGTTCCGGCCTTCCTGGGCGTACTCCTTGAGGAAGCCGATCAGGTCCGCGCCGTTCTTGCCGAACAGTGCCACCGCATAGGCCGTACGCTCTGAGCCTTCGGCGAAGCCGTCCATAGCCTGCGCGACGGCCTCGAGCTGTTCCACCGGGGACATCTGCTTGAACTTGTCGAAGTCCAGGCCGAGACCTTGGATCGCGGACCCGACGAGCTTTGATTCGTCGTCGGTCTTCGATAGAGCCGCCGTCAGTTTGACCGAGGCCGCCGCGATCGTGTCCAGAGAAGCGCCCGAAACGTCGGAGGCCGTCTTCAGCGAAGAGACGTTGACGGCGGTGTCGCCAATCTTCTCCGCCAGGTCTTGATACTGGCCGACCTGCCCAATCAGGGCGATCGTGCCGGCCGCTCCCGCGATGGCTGCGGATGTTGCCGCTGCAGCCAACGTGATGAAACTAGCACGCAGGCGCTCGCCCAGAACCGCGCCCTTCTCGTAGGCTTCTCCGAGTCGGAGGGCGTTGTTCGCCGCGCCGAGCTGCGCCTCAGACGCGCCACGCAGAGCCAGCCTGTAGAGCTCGATCTCGCGCGCAGACTTTCCATTGGTTGCCGCGGCCGTCTGTAGGCTCTTGACGTAGTTGTCGATCGACTTAGACGCGCGCGCAGAGGCCGTGCCAACGGAATCGGAGACGTCCTTTCCGAAGCTCTTGATCGACTTCTTGGCGTCGTCGATCCCAGCCTTCAGCTTGGATGCGTCGGCGCTTACCTCGATTACGCCTTTGCCAATCACATCGGTCATTTGCTGGCTTTCTGGGTTGCTCGGATCGTCGTCAAGGCGGCGTCTTCCATCGTTCGGATGTCGTCAAAAACTTGAGCCCACTCGCGGCGGGGAACCTGCGTCAAGCGCAGGACTTCGGGCAACGCGCCGTAGTCCAGCCCGGTAGGCCCGGCCATGCCGGTGCGCCACTGGGTGGACATCGCAACGAAGGTGTTGAAGGACAGGAGGTTGTCGGGCCATATCTCGGTTGGAGGGTTCGCCTCCTCCACCGTCAATCCCCACTCATCCGCCTCCGTCTCCGTCGCGTCTTTCGTGTACAGCGCCCTCGCCGCGGCTTTCAGTTTTTTGCGCGGTGCTGAACCAGCTGGTCGATGTAGGCCTTGTAGGTAGCCAAGGCCACGCCGATGTGGTTCTCGAGCAGAAGCTCGACGTTCTCCCGGCTGAACTCGTCCGACAGCTCCCAGCCGACGACCATCTCGAGGAAGGCATCGACGTCAGTGCGATCGGCGCGGCTCGCCAGGAACTCGTCGAGGCCGGTCTTCGTGCGGTGCTTGAAGGTCAACGACACATCGACCGTGTCGCCGCCAGCTTGCGGAAAGCCAACCTTCGAGGTGAAGGTCGGTTGCGCTTTTAGGCTGAACTTCGGCATTACGAGGCGTACCGCGTGGCCGTCTTGAACGAGATGGAGCCTTCGACGGCCATCACTTCGTCCTGCGTGGTGCTCGGGGTTTCATCCACGGTCACGTAGCCGTTGTAGTAGATGAACGAGCCGCCCGGCAGCGAGAACTTGATCACGCGCTGAACGCGGTCTTCATTGGCCTTCGCCATTTCGATGTAACCGGGCAGCAAAGGATCGTCGCCGATGGTCAGCTTCAGGCCCTTGGCCGACTTCTTCGTCGGGATGCGCGTTTCGAAGTCGTCTTCCAGGAACTGGTAGGTCGTGAACTGCTGCTCGCCGCCTTCGGTCGCGGTGCCGAGAATCTGCGGGATCTGCACGAAGGTGCTCGCCGGCTTGCAAGAGCCTGCGCCGCTGCCGGCCGGGTAGGTCGTAGTGCTGGTGGTGTTGATGCCTTCGAGTTCGAAGGTGTTCGCGGTGACGTTGGCGACGCGAACAGGACGATCGCTCAAACGGTTCCAACCCGACGTCATAACGACGATGTCGCCGTTCGTGAGGCCGTGAGCGGTCGACGTTGCAACGGCCGTGGCCGCGTTGGTGATCCCGGTGATCGTCTTGGCGGCGCCATAGACGGTGGCGATGGCAAAGGTGCCACCATTCGGCAGACGTACGGACATGATGAGCCCTTTCTTGGAGCGAAAAAAAACCGCCTCTGGGGCGGTCGGTTGCGGTTGCCCGAAAGGGCGGGAGAGAAAACTAGGCTTGGAACCAGACGGAGAAGTCCTGGCGAGCGCCGTACAACTTCAGTTCGTCTTCGTAGTCAGAGACGGCGCCGCCTTGTGTGGTGGCGCGCAGGGTGGTCGAGAGCCGAACGGCGTCCTCGACCTGGCGGATCAGGGTGGAGGCGGCAGATCGCGTGGTCGCCCAGACATTGATCTGGAAGCGCCCGTTCCGCTTGTCAGGAGTTCCATTCAGGAAGTTGGCGGGCTGGCCGCCGACCTGCTGATAGGTGATGTAGGGCTTCGCCACGCCATCGGGCGCGACGTCCGGGTACGCACGGCTGCTCACGAGCGGGCCGAGCACAGCGAAGAGATCGGCTTCGACGCTCATTTGTTCTCACTCAGGCGTTCCGCCATGCGAGCCTTACCGGCCGTGATGGCTTGTTGCATGTGGCCGAATGCAGGCCGCAGGAAGGGCTTCGCCGGAATCCACTTCGGCGACGACAGTTTTTGATCCTTCAGCGTGATCCAGTCGCCGTTGTCCAACTTCACGACGCGATACCGCTGCCAGTAGCCCCACTCGATCAGCTTTCCGTGCGGCGCGTCTTGGTAGCGCCAGCCGATGCGGTACGTCTTCTTCGTGGTGCTCGAACTCTTCCAGGTGTAGGCGCGAAAGATGGCGTGCTGCAGCTTCCCCGTCTTGGGGTCGAACTTCTGGACGTTCGTCAGAACCTCTTGATAGATCACGCCGGCCATTGCCGCGGCGCCGGCAAACATCACCTTGTCTTGGATGTATTGCTCGTAGGTCGCCAGGTCAGCCTCGAGGTTTCCGTCGAATTTGGCCTCGACGAAGTTAGCCATTGCTGCCACCCTGCTTGCACGCGAGATCCAGATAGCGCTTGCCAGTGGTGTCGGGCAGCACTGTTTGGATGTCATAGACCGTCGAACCCTCCACGTACCGCATCCCAGCGGTAACGCCGGCACGGAAGCGCACGCGGATGCTGCAGTCAGCCACGGACACAGGCGCGCCAGCCTTCACGGCCTCGATGCCCTTCAGAAATCGGACGTCGCCCCAGTCGGTCGCGACATCGGTCCACGTTTGCACCGGCTGGCCGATCTCGTCCTGGCCTGCTGCCAACTGCTGCAGCGTGAGCCGGTGGCGAAGTTGCCCCGCCCTCATGTCAGCCACGTCCGGTAGCGGTCGAGCAGGAAATCAACGTGCTCGTTGCGTTCGATTGCCTGGCCCACGGTCCAGGCTTCGCGGTGCTCATACAGTGCGCCGACGCGCAGCTTGATCCAGGCCTTGATCGGCTCCGGGACGGCCGCGGCATCGGCGTAACCTGTCGAGAACACAATCTGCACCGCCTCGGGCTGCACGCGCGGAGTCGGCCAGGCTTGTCCGTAGGCAGGGACGACGCTCGCCGTGTAGTCATTGCCGCCGACGAACTGATAGACGCTCGGGTCGATCGTCGTCAGAACGCCGACCGCGTTCACGTACTTCATCGAGTCGATGGCCGTCACTGGAGGACGCTGAAGGTCGATGGAATTGCAGAAGGCGGCGAGCGTCACCTGCCATTTCTGCGGCATGACGGCGCGGCCCATCAGATGCTCAGCGTCCAGCGTGGCCGCACTGATCAGCGACGTGATCAGCGTGTCCTCGCCCGTGCCGTCAACGCGCAGATGTAGCTTGGCTTCCACCAAGGACACCGGCAGGACGGTCGCGGCGGTCTGGAGCTTGAGCGTCATGTCAGCCCTTCAGGCTCTCGGCGTAGGCGACGGCAGCGGGGTCGGCATCCACGACGCCGGCCCACTGCGGAAGGTCGGCCGCATCCAACAGCACAACATCGTTCACTTTGCCGAGACTGCCGTCGACGAGGACGCGCGCCTTGACGGGCGAGACGGTCAGGTCTTGTTTCTTGGTAGCCATGTGATTTCCTCTTGAACGCCAATGAAAAAGCCGCCCAGCGGTGGGGCGGGCGGCTTTTGCGTGGAACGCTTTAGGTCGCAGAGTTGGCGTAGTACTTGATGGCACCCGCATCCAGCAGATTGCCGCCAGCGCGCATCCACATCAGGAAGCCGACCTGGCCGAGCTTGGCGTAGGCCGAGTCCTCGAAGCGGAACAGCTGCGCGGCCATCACGTCGCGTATCGTGTACAGCGAGAAGTCGCCGAACAGGATCGACTTGGCGTTGGCGGCCATGACGGCGACGTCCTGGTTGATGGTCACGTCGTAGCCGAGAACGGTGTCGCCCATCGCCTTGCCGAGGCCGTCATAGCCAGGCAGGAAGATCGGACGCCCGCCGGTGTCCTTGATCTTGCGGATCACCTTCAGCGACGAGTCGTTCATCATGAAGCGGCAGGTGCCGCCCTGGCGGTAGGCCGGGTCGACCGAGTGCACCAGGTCGATCAGGTCGTCGACGATCACGCTCACGGTCTGACCAGTCGTGCCCACCTTGCCAGAGCCGGCGCCCGTCACAACGCCGCGCGGCTGGCTGGTGCCGGTGCCGGTGGTGAAGAACGTGTTCGTGACTCGGCCGAGGCGCTGGACGAGGCGCTTCTCGACGAAGGCGGCGATGTCGATCTCGCTGTCTTGCAACAGTTCGAACGGCACGGCGACGATCTTCGAGCTGAACTTGTAGGTCGTCAGGGCCACGGTGCCGAACGTCGGGTCAGCGGCGGTAGCGGTCGTGTTCTGAGCGATCAGTTCGCCGACTTCCGAGGTGCCGTCCGAGGTCGGGAACGACATGTCGTTGCCCATCGCGGTGCGCAGCACGGTCGATGCTTCGCGCATTCCGCCGAACGCCTTGAGCGAGTCGATCAGGCGCGACGCGACTTCGGATTGAACCGAGTAGCCGCCTTCTGCCGGGGTCGTGGTGCTCATGGTTGCGCGGATCTCGCGCCATTCGTCGGACGTGATCGCCTTCTCGCCGCCGCGCAGGAACTTGGCGTACAGCTCGGTCTGGCGATTCGTCGCGCCGGTGGCGGCGCCGCGGCGAGCCGCAGCTTCGTCGATCCGATGGTCTTGCGCGGCGTCCGCGTCGGCGGCCAGAGAGGCTTCGATGCGGGTCGCCTGAGCCTTCAGGTCGTCGATCTCGGCCATGCCCGCGTCATACGCGGTCTGGTGCTCCGGCTTCCATTCCGAGTTCTTGTTCTCGACGAGGGTGCGGATCTCTTGGGCACGGGTAGCGATGCGCTCCCGCAGGGCTTGGATGCTTTGCATCTTGAATACCTTTCTGAAATAAAAAACCGCCCAGGTGGGCGGCCTCTGCTATGGCGCGGGAGCGCTTACACAGTCATTGCGGCAAGATCGAGACGGCGCAGGAGCGCGCCGACGTCGACAGTGAGCCGGGGTTCGGGTGCCGGCTCGGCCGGCTGGGTGTTGGTGACGGGCGCAGGCTCGGCGACCGGCGCGGGTTGCGGTGCCTTGGCGTAGGCGCTCAGGTTCCACTCCGACTTGGCGGCCGCGCTCTCGGCGACGCGGTCGGCGAAACCGGCCTCGACCGCTTCGTCGGCGGTGAACCACGTCTCGGCGGCCATCCACTCGGCCACCTGCTCGGCGGTCTTGCCGGTGCGCTCGGCGTAGGTGTCTGCCAGCGTGCCGTCGATCTTGTCGAGCAGATCCGCCTCGGCGCGCATGTCGTCGGCGTTGCCGTACATGCCCGTCCAAGCCTTGTGGATCATGAAAAGTGCGCCCTTGCCCATGACCACCTCGTCGGCGGCCATCGCAATGAAGGTCGCGGCGCTGGCGGCCAGGCCGTCAATGTGGGCGATGACCTTTGCCGGATGGTCGCGCAGTGCCTGCTCGATCGCGCGCGCGGCAAACACGCTGCCGCCGGGGCTGTTGATCCGGAGGTTGATCGTCTTGGCGTCGATCGCGCGCAGAGCCTTTACGAACGATTCAGGGGCAACACCTCCGAACCATTCCGCCTCGGCTTCCGTGCTGACGATCGCGTCGTACAGGAAGACTTCAGCTTCGTCGCCCTTAGCGACCACTTCGAAGCGCTTTGCGGGCGCTTGTCGGTTGTCAGCCAGCAGTTTGAGAAGGTGTTTCATTGGCGACCATTTCTTGGTTGTCGAGGCTCGTCTCTTTGGGGAGGTTTTCCAGGCGCCGGATCTCGGCCGGCAGCATCCATGCCGGCTCGCCGGCGCGGCCCAAGGCGATGCGGTAGGACTCGAAACGCGACTTCGTGTCGCCGCGCTCCAGGCCAGCGGTCACGAACTCGCAGAAGTTGCGGGAGGTCTTGAAGAACTTGAAGTTCATCTCCTGCTCGATGGCGTTGAGGTGCCGCTGCAGGGTGTATTTCACGAAGCCGATGGACATCTGCTCGATGCCGCTGCCGAAGCTCGTGGTCTTTTCGTTGTGGCCCACCATAAAAGGCGGGACGCCCATCGCGCGACAGATTTCCTCGATCTGGAAGCCACGCGTCGACAGCAACTCGGCGTCTTCCGACGACAAGGTCAACTGGTGCAGCTTCACGCCACCAGACAGCACAACCGGAGTGCGCGCCGACGTGTTCCCGCTGTTGCGCTCCTTGAAGGTCTTCTGGAACAGTTCGGCCTGCTCCGGCGTCAACTTGTTCGGGATCTCGATTGCGAAGTCCGGCCGCGCGCCATCGGCGAAGAACCCGGCCGCCTGCTGATCTGCGACATTGGCGATGCCGGCCGCGTTGCGGAGCGCGTATTGCAGTTGGGAAAGACTCCGAACGCCGTCGTAGCCGGGGCCGGAGACATGCAGCATGTCGTCCTGATCAAAGACGCCTTCGAGCTTGCCGTCGACGTCGCGCACCGTGTAGCGCAGACGGCCCCCTACATAATTCACTTCGACCTGGTGCACAGGGTGCAGCGGCTCGAGGCCCGTGATCACAGGACTCAGCCGGGAAGCCCGGTGGATGCGCGCGAAGGCATCGCCGTGGAAGAGGCGCGAGGCGATCAGGTATTCCCAGAACGCCGCAGCCGACCAGTTGGCGAAAGGCCGCTCATTGAGCAGCCACCACAGATCCGACTTGTAGGCCTCGCGTTCTCCATCTTCACCTCGACGGTACAGATGGCACGGCATCGACGCGACAGAGCCTCCAATGAGGTTCACGCAGGCAGTGACAGCGGCCACAGAACGCGCCGACTTCTCGTTGACGCCCACGGAGGCCCCGGAGCCGACGTTGCCGCGCACCCACTCGTTCCAGTCGATACCACCCCATTGAAGGGACGAAGACGAAGACGCGACCGGCTCCACGCGCGGCTCTACCCGCTCAACTTCGGGTGCTGGCGAGCGCCGCGCCCATCCCGTCAGAGCGTTCAAGAGTTGCATGTTTGGGTCAATCAGTTGTAAACGTGGATGCCTGGTGCGCTCTCGTCTTCCGCGAGAGGCATCACGCCGCACGCCATCGCAAGGGCCACCATCCCGTCGATGCGGCCCCGGGCTTTTTTCTTGTCAAATTTCCGCGCGCCAGAGTCGCCAATGACCTTGGCGTTCTTCGCGCACATCTCGAGGATCGGGTGCATCCCATGCCTCAACTGCTTTCCGAGCAGCTTCACTTCAAGTTCGCGCAGGGCCGGCGTCATCGACAGCGTTCCCTGACCGTAAGGCTCGAATTTCGCCAACTCCTCTTCGGAGAAGTTCGCCTTCACCAGCCACGGCCGCAGATGCACGAACAGCGCGCGGTCGAAGGCCACCTTCTGCACATCGCACCGATCGAACAGCCCTCGCAGGCTCTCCGCAACGAATTCGTACTCGATTGCGCGGCCTGGCGTGGTGTTCAGGAAGCCCTGACGCGCCCAAAGGTCGTATGGAACCTTGTCTTTGCGCGCCTTTTCGGCCAATCCATGCTCCGGAAGCCAGAATTCCGAGTGCACCCCGCCGTCTTCCGTGACCAATTCGAGCGATGTGAGGTCGTGAACGCTCGACAAATCCAGCCCGGCCCAGACCTTTTTGCCCTCAATCGGTCCGCATTCCGCTCCGTTTTCCCGCCAAACTGAGGCCGCAACGAAGGGGGAAACCGCCTCAACACGCTGATTCAGGATCAGATTCCGGAACTCCGGCTCCTCTGCCGGCATCTGCATCGCCTTCTTGCACTGCTTGTCGACGTCATCCAGCGATCGGAACTTGCCGAGCGCCGGGTTTGCCGCGGCCCATGCCTTCTTGTCGTCGAGCCTGCAGTCCTCCGGAGCCGCGTACACATGGCACACGACACGCGGGTCATTCGCCGCCTTCTGCCCGTCGATCCACGTCGAGAACAGGTCGGCGTCGGTCGGCGCCTGCGTGCTGATCGCGATCAGCAGCGGATTGTCGTAGGCACCCTGCGCCGACGTGACCGCGGTCACGAACTTGTCGGTCGGCCCGACCACCTGGCCTACTTCGTCGAGGATCGCCAGGATGGGCGAGAGGCCGTGAGCCGTCTTACCCTCCGCGGCCAGCGCCCGGAACAGTACGTTCTTGCGCAGGCCAACCAAACGCTTGCCGCTCGGCTGGATTCGCACCAGCGGGGTCAGCACCTCGCTCAGTTCGATCATCTTCCGGGCTAGCTCGAAGATCACCGCGGCCTGCTCCTTCGACTGCGCGCCGCTCACGATCTGCGAGTTCTGCACCGCCTCCGGGCCGACCAGATGCGCGAGTAGGATCGCGGCGATCAGCGCCGTCTTCCCGTTCTTCCGGGCGATCGACAGGTACGCGCTATGCGTCCCGTAGGGGTTGTCGTAGATCTCCAGCACGAACTTGCGCTGGAATGGCTCCAGCTTCATCGGCTGGCCGATGTTCTTACCCTCGGGCGCCAGGCAGTAGCGCTCGATGAACGCGCAGACCTTCTGGCCGCGCGTCAGCTTCTTCTTTTTCACGCCAGCAGCTCGTCGTCCTCAAGTTCTTCACGAACCTTGCGCGACTGCCGCTCAATCTTCCGCTTGCCGCTCTCGTCCCGCGGGTCGCCAGCGATCCGGCCACCCATACGGAGGGTCCGCATCAGCGCCATCTCGCGCCGGGCGAACTGCTCGAGCACCGACACCCGAGGGTTTACGACCATCGTCTTCCGGTCGTTCTCGACCACGGTGCCCTCGACGTCCAGCGCAGCCTGCTCTTTCTCGATGTCATGCAGGCACCGGGCGAGCTGCGCGGCCACCACCAAATCGGCCTCCGACCACTCGTCCCTCGCGCGCGCGCGCACAACACCGACCCAAAAAGGCTGATCGCCCTCCCTCAACTTGACGTGCGCAGGGGGCTGGAGGTCGCCTTTTGCCGCGTCGACCATGGCCTTGACGGCGCTCGCAGCGGAATCGGCCCGGGTTCGTTTCATGGCGAGTTGTGGGTTTGCGTTGAAGTAGACC